GTATATGCCCGTCGAAGGAGACCGACCGATCTTGACTACGGAAGAGATCGCGGCGGCGTGGACGCACTACGAATCGTTGTCGGAGGCCGCCCTGTGATCTCCCCCGACATCCGGGCCGCGCGTCAATCGCTCGGCCTGGACCGCAAGGAGCTAGCCTGCAAGCTCGGCGTTTCCGGCCGCACAGTCGAGGACTGGGAACAAGGCCGGCACCAGCCGAGTGGGGCCGCGAGGATCGTGCTTGCGGGGTTGCTCGCGAATCGAAGGATCGCCAAGTAACCGACCGGCCGGACCTCGCGAGGGGTTCGGCCGGCTGGCGTTTAGGCCGCCGTTCCGCCCTTCAACCCCTCGACGACTCGCACCGTCTTCCGTTGGCTCGCCGCCCGCGCCCGCGACACCAACGACCCAAGCGGCCGATCGCAGTGAAGGCAGTAGTGTCGCCGCTTGACCCTGCCTCCGCAAGCCCCGCATGAACCGTCCGGTCGATCGGGGATCGGCCACGCCGCGCACCCCCAAATCAGGACCGTTGGGGGCCGATCCTCGTCGCGCCGCTCGCGATCGGAGGCGACCTCCCACGGTTGGGGATCGGTCGATGCGATCGACTCCAGGCCGTCGTAATTGGTGCGAGCCGCGACGTTGCGTCCCATGCGATCCCCTTTGCTTGATTATGCCATATTAAATGGCACACTCAAAATAGTCTTTGCGTCTAGGAGCGTTTGGGGTTACGGCGCAATCATAAGCACAATTCGATACGGGTTGGCACTGGTCTTACATGCAGACTCCATCGGCCGAGGCCACCCCGTGCGACTCCGCGATCGTCGAATCTATCGCGAGTGGAGCGACGGGGCTACCGTTGCCGGAATTGCTCGGCGTCGTGGCATCAGCCGTTCCAGCGTCTACCGAATTCTTCGCAGAATCAAGAGGTAATCCCATGAAGTCGATCCTTCTCTCAATCGCCAAAGGCGCTGCTATCGCGGGCGTCGGCGCGGCCCTCACCTATGCCGTGTCCGCTCTCGGTTCGGTGGACTTCGGGATCTATTCCCCGGTCGTGTCCGCCGCCTTGGCCGTCGTGGTCAACGCCGCGCACAAGCTGACTCCGGCCACGCCGGCGTCCGATCCGGTGTCGGCCGGGCCGCCGATCAAGTAAGCCGATCCGGGGTCGTTCAACGGTAGGACGGCGGGTTTTGGTCCCGCTCATATGGGTTCGAATCCTGTCCCCGGAATCATGGGTGAATCCCGATGCGAACCATCCACGTTGACGGCGAGCCGTTCGAGCTGGCCGACGCGAAGCCCGAGCAACCGGCCGACGCGTTGCCCTGCCCGACCCTTGCGGACGTTGAAGCCGCAATCGCGGGCGGGCGGCGCGTCATCATCCAATTCGAGATGCGGTCGCGCTTCCTCAACCCGGGGCTCTGCGGCGCGATCGAAGAGGGCGGACACCCGCTCGGCTGGCATACTCTCGACGTGATCGCGACCGGCAACGGGGTCGTCAAGGCCCACGCCAATCTCGGCCCGCACTTTGGTCAGGGCGGAACGATCCTGATCCTGCCGGCCGCGTTCGCCGACCCGATCGACGGCTACTCGCTCCAGGAGCCAACCCCCGATGCACTCGCCCAGCCCACCGACCATTGATCCCACGACGGGTATGGGGATCGCCGGCGGCGCAATCGGGCTCCTGATTGCGCAGGTGCAAGCCGCCCCGTGGTGGGGATCGGTCCTGATCGTGCTCATCACGATCATCCCCGCGATCTTGCAGTACCTGGAACGTCGCGCCGATTGGATCGCCAGGGGCAAGAGACCGAAACCGTGACATGGACGAATCCGAAAGCGACGGGGGACTAGGGGGGCTTGCTCGGCATAATGTCACGCGGCTGGAAGCGAGGGCGATCATGCAGGGTTGGACCTTGCGGCCCGAGATTCGGGCGAAGATTCAGGATCGTCTCTGTAAGCTCTTGGACGAGGCCACCGACCACGGGGAACTCGGGCCGCCCGGGCATCGCGAAGTGATCGCCGCATCCCGAGCCCTGATGCACGGCGACCTCGAACAACAGAAGATTGACCTCGCACGCAAAGAGTCCGAGAACCCGACACTTCGGGACGCGCAGACGGAAGATATGGAGTCGAGAGACCGTGGCTATCAGCCTCCCGGGCCTCCCTCCTCCGACTAAGACGGGCCGTTTGCGTGAAGTCCTCGCACGGTGTCACGACGACCCGGGCCGCTTCAACCATGTGATCTTGGGCGGCTCGCCCTTTTGGTGTCGACAAGAGGAAGCCAGCCAGCTTGTCGCGAAGCATCACACGGTAGTCTTGCCGTGGGGAAACGCGCTCGGCAAAAGCTTCTGGGCGGCACGGATGGGGCTGTGGTGGATTTGCACTCGCCCCGGTTCCGAGTGCGTCACAACCGCTCCATCGTTCGATCAACTCGATTCCGTGCTGTGGAAGAACATCCGCCAGGCCGTAGCCACGAGCCGCTACCCGCTCGGGATCGAACTGACCCGGAAGCCGCTCAAGGCCAAGCTCGGCGAAGGATGGGAAATCTCCGGGATCGCGACCACGAAGACGGAACGAATCAGCGGCCGGCACAACGCGAACCTCCTCGCGCTGATCGACGAAACGTCGGGCGTTGAATCGGCGATCATGGACGGGATCGATTCCCTGATCCCCGCGAAAGTGGTCGAGATCGGCAACCCGCTCAAATACGACGGCCGGTTCCGGGAAGACTTCGACGAAGCGAGGAAGCAGGCCGGCGACCTCACGATCCCCTCGCATGAGCGGACGGTCGCTCTCTCGGTTCCATCGACCGAATCCCCGGACATCCACTTGGACGACTCACCCCGAGGCATGGCATGCGGATCGTGGCTCCGGCGGATGGCGCGCAAGTACGGCCAGCACTCGCTCTGGTGGAAGACTCACGTTCTGGCCCAATTCCCCGACGCCGCCTTCGCTGGTTTGATCCCCGCGCCGTGGTTCGATCTCTGCAACGACCTCGCATTGCTGCAAGCACTGAGATCGACGCAGAGCGGCGGGATACCCTGCCTTTCGTGCGACCTAGGTGAAGGGACCGGCCGAGACTCGACCACGATCCTTGCCCGCGACAATCTAGGCGTCCTGGAAGTGTTCGACTCCAACGTGACCGACCTGGACGACGCGGCCGACGAGTTCGTGCGGATCGCTCGGAAGTGGCAGGTTCCGGCCGAGCGAACGTCCTTCGACTCCGGCGGGATGATCGGAAAGCAGTTCAGACGCAAGCTTGACGCCCGGGGCTTCGAAGCCTCCTACGCATACAAGGGCAATAACTCGGGTGGGTCGGACTTCACCAACTTGCGCACCGCCTGCGCCTTCGCCCTGCGGATGCGGCTCGACCCGGCCGGGACTTACGATCCTCGCACGCGGACGACGACCTTCACCCCGTTCACGATCCCGCCCGGGCCGTGGTGGCCGATGCTTCGCGAGGAAGTTCTGGCCCTGAAGTACGACCTTCTCGGGAAGAAGACGCGATTGGAGCCGAAGGTCGATCTCTGCGAGACGCTTGGGCGCTCGCCGGATCGGGCGGACGCCTTGATGCAGAGCTTTTGGCGCGAGGCCCTACAGCGAATCGAGTAGCCGATGGAAAGCTCCACGCTCGCCTTCCTCGAATCCCGTCGTCTTCTCGGCGTCTTGATCCAAATGGAGCGGGACGGGACCGACCAAACGTCCGAAGCCGACGCGCTCCGCGGCAAGATGGAAGCCCCGTGGTACGCGATGGACGAGGCCGGCCGAGACGAGATTCGCCGCTTGTCCGCACTGGGGACGGACAACGAATGGCCATCGAAGTCGACCGGGAAGCCTACTACCGTCGCCACGCACGATGCCCAGAGTGCGGGAAAAAGCCGTACCTGACGACCGTGATATTCGACATCCACTTGCCCGACACGAACATCGTCTATTGCCGATGCAACTGGGTTGGGGGCGTGGACGACCTGAAGCCGGACCCGAGCTACCGCGAACCAGGCCCCGAGTATCACGATGCCGACTCTCCTGGATGACGACAGGCTTTCGTCGCTGGACAAGCTGGTGCGCACCACGCTCGCGACGAACTCCCCTGCTCGCCGCAAAGAGACGGACGACCTCTCTGCCGCCTTCAGACTCGCCAGCTTGAAACTTGCCGCCGAGGTTGACGTGACGCTCAAAGATCGCCGCCTCATCGAGTCCTACGGCCTCCGCGAAACCGAGCGCCCCGCCGCCGATCCGGTCGTCCGCATGCACGAACAATCTGCCGTCCTGATGCCGCCGCCGAAACGATCGAGCATCGTCAAGATTCTCGACGCGGTTCTCGGCGCGGCCGGCTTGCAACGCAAGGGCTCTTGATGCCAATCAGCGTCGCCAAGATCGAAAAAGAGATCCTGTCCGGCCTCCCCAACGAGGCCAAGCGACGGGATGCCGCGTGCGTTGCCGCGGACTACTACGCGCTCAACACCGAGGCCCACGCCGAGAAGCGGGAAGCTGAAGGCGATGGCGACTTCCTCGCTCGGCCCAAGGCCTCGATTCCGTTCGCCAGGCGAGTGGTCCGCACGCTCTCGAAACACCTCTACCGACCCGGCCCCGTGCGGCAGATTCAGGACGAGGCCGAAGCGACCGATTGGCTTGCCGAGGTCTACCAGGACAATCTGGCCAACTCGCTCTGGCAAAAGGCCGACGCCTTCTCGCTTCTCTGTCATGCCGTCGCGTTCCAGGTTCACGCCACGGGCGACGATCTCCGGCCGCTGAAGCTCCATCTTTGGCAGGCCCACGAGTTCGCGGTCTACCCGAGCGTAGGCGATCCCGAGTGCGTGGTTACGATCTCCCTTGAAGATCAAATCAGGACGTACACGCTCTGGACGGATGAGGAATACCGCACCTATCGGACCGACCAATTCAACGGCACCTCGGGCGGGATTCTGCCCAGGTTCATCCCGGCCGAGTCGGGGCCAAACCCCTACGGCGTGCTCCCCTTCTCCTTCGTCCATGCCGAGCTACCGACCGCCGAGTTTTGGGTCGGCGGCTTGGGATGCTTCCTCGTCAATGCGAACAAAGTCGTCGACGGCCAACTCTCGGACCTTGTGCTCGCGATCAAGCGGTTCCTCGCACCGATCGGCGTGGCCGAGAACTGCGGCGTCGAGTTCGATGTCATCAACAAGATGGGTGCCTTTGTTACCCTCGTCACGCGACTCTCCGGGCTCGACAAGGTGCCTCCCGCGCGTCTGTCCTACCTTCAAGCCAACCTCGATATCGCTGGGGCCTGGCAGCATATCGAGAACAGCCTCTACACGACGCTGGACGCCCTCGAAATCCCCCGGTCGGCGTTCCGAATGGACCAGCCGGCGGCCGTCTCCGGCGCGGCCTCGATTGCCGAGCAAGTGCCGCTCATTGAGTACGCCGAAGAGCGCCGTGAGCCGTTCCGCAAGTACGAGACGGACCTTGCCCGGGTCTGCTTCGCGGTCTCGGGATCGTTCTACGGAGACGCGGCCCACTCGGCTCTCGCAGACGACCTGTCCCTCATGCTCGCCTGGCCGTTGGCTCGCAACCCGATCCCGAGCATCGAATCGATTCAGACCGACGACGCGGAGATCCAAGCCGGCTACTCGTCGCGCGTGATGAAGATCATGGAGCGGTTTGGGCTGAGCCGGGATATGGCGATCGAACGCATCAAGCAAATCGCGATCGACAAGGCCGAAGCGGACGAGATCGACCCGCCGGTTGACCCCTACGCCGATCCGAACGTGGACCCGAACGCCGATCCTGGCAACCCCGCGAATCAGGCGGCTTGACCAAGTAACCTCCCACCGAGCGACCCATGCCCGAAGCAAACGACAACTCGGTTCACGCCGAGAACGGCCGACTCCACGCCGAGAACAGCCGGCTCAAGCGAGCGGCAGCCAAGTATCGCAAAGATCGCGACGAGCTGGCCACCAGGCACGAAACCCTCGAAGGCGAGCACAACAAGTTCAAGGCCGACGCCGAGTCGAGCCCGACCGCGAAGAAGCTCGCCGAGGCCAACGCCAAGCTCCGCGAGATCACTCACCGCGAAGCTTTCAAGAGCAAGGCCAAGGACCTTCGCCCGGAGGCCCTGGACGACGCTTACAAGCTCTCCGGCTACTCGCCCGACGCTGACGTTGTGGACGACGCCAAGCTCGACGCGGCGATCGTTTCCCTTCGCGAGAGCAAGGGCTATCTCTTTGCCGACCCCGGCAAGGCGATCGGCGAGAAGCCGAGCAAGCCAACCGGCCCCGGACCTGGCCTCAATCGCGGGGGCGGCGATCGCCCCAGTGCGGACCCGTTCACCCGCGAGCAAATGCAAGATCCGTCGTTCGTGACCCGCAACGCGGAACTCATCGCCAAGACGCTCGCCGATCGGACCGCCGCGATCCCCCGCTAAAACGCCCTCGCCTCGCACTGTCTGCCCACCGACCGATCTGGATTCCTCCATAACTAGGAGGCCCCACCCGTGGCCAATACGATCAGTGCCTTTTTCGAGAATCTGGTTGCCGCTACCAGCGGATTCAACCGTGCCGTCGTGGGGGAAACCTCGTTCCTCGATGGCGTCTACACCGCTGTCCAGCCGGAAGTCGCCGGTCGAGACGCGAAGACGATCACGATCCCGTTCCCCGACTTCGGATCGTTCACCGACTGGGGCTCGACCGACCCGACCTTCACCGATGTCGCGCCGTCTTCGGTCGTGCTCGACTTCGTGAATCACCCTGGCGCGGGCACCGTGATCCGCGACCTGGAAGAGTGGCAGACCGGCGTGGACATCCGGGAGAAGTTCCTCGACCCCATGTACATGCGGGCCGCGGAATACCTCAACAGTCAACTCGCCGGCCTCATCACGGCGGCCAACTTCAACGTCAACCCGGTCATCGCTGGGGCTACGGCCGCTGCCGTCTCGACGACCGAAATCGTCAACGCCTGGGACTTGCTGGCGGACCAGAAGGTTCCGCTCGGCAACATCGAAGATCTCAACCTCTTCGTGCACAATAACGTCAAGCGGCGAATGTTGACCGACACCAACTTCACGCAAGAGTCGATGGTCGGCATCAACGCGGCCGAGGCATCCAGGCAGAAGGCTTCGCTCCGACCGGCGTTCGGATTCAACATCAGGCACGACCAGCAGGCCCCCAAGCAAACCATCACGATCACCGGGACCGTGGCCGTCACCAACGGCTCCGCGACCGTCACCGGGACCGGCACCAACTTCACCAGCGCGAACACGGGATCGACGACCATCCTGGGGACCAACATCCTCATGGCTGGCGACCCGACCCGCACGCAGTACCGAGTCATCGCGGTTGCATCGGCGACCTCGTTGACGATCGGAGCCGTCTACGCGGGAGCGACCAACGCGAGCACGGGCGTCTCGGCCTACCTCTACACGACCGTGGCGATGCACCGCTACGCGATCGCCCTGGGGCTCCGGCCGCTCCCCCCGCCCGACACCAACACGATCCACTATCAGCCGATCATGTATCGCGGCATTCCGATGCGCGTGATGTCGTCCTACCAGCACCTGAAGCTCGGATGGGTGACGACCGTCGACTTCGGCTTCGGCGTCAAGGTGATTCGGCCGGCGTTCGGCGTGCTCATCACCGTTTGACCCCCACGCCCCGGGAGACGAGCCCGGGGCGATTCTGATACCCCCTAGAAACGCCTCGAAATCCCCCAGAAAGGGACCATCCGATGCCCTCGATGTTCGCCTCGTCTGACTCCCCCACGATCCGTCGGGGATTTCGCGGTTACGCCGCGAAGCCGTCGCCCAAGCCCAAGCCGAAGGGGCCAAAGAAGCCCAAGTGCTGAGCGGCCGATAACGGTTCCGCCCGCGCCTCGGACGATCGGGGCCGGGCCATTCACTTCGCGCAACGACAAGCTGACTGGGGGCAACCGTGGCTGACGACGTTTCGATTACAGCCGGTTCCGGCACCCCGATCCGATGCCTGTCCGACGGCACCTACTCGTGGACCGGCCGGATGCTCGTCGAGGCCCTGCCCTTGTCGGTGCTCCAGCCGCTCTCGCTTTACCGATCGGTGAGGGCTTGACCGATGATCCGCCGCCCGTCCTCGCGATGCACCCCGAACACGGCGACCACCCGCAAGGTCACCGGCTGGGCGAAGGACGGGGCCTCGGCCCGCGTGGCCACCTTCGCGGCCTGGTCGTCGCCGATCACCTGCACCGTCCAGCCCGCATCGGCTGTCGATATGCCGCTGCACCTCCGCGAGCTGGGCGTGGTGTACCTGGTCGCGATCTTCCACGACGACCCCGTGCTCGCGGTCCGCGATCAAGTGCTCTGGGGCAGCCGCACCTTCACCGTCACCGGCGTGATCGACAGCTCGGGCCGGGGGCGATCGTTCAAGGTCTTGTGCGAGGAGCGAGTTTGATGGCGACCTTGATGCTCGGTGATTGTATTGAGCGGATGGCTGAGATCGCGGACGGGTCGGTTGACGCGATCGTGACTGACCCGCCGTACGGATTGAAGTTCATGGGAAAAGCGTGGGACCACGGGGTTCCGGGTGTCGAGTTCTGGTCGGCCATGCTCCGCGTCCTCAAGCCCGGCGGATACCTACTCGCGTTCGGCGGGACTCGCACGTTCCATCGGCAAGTCTGCGCGATCGAAGACGGCGGGTTCAAGTTGGTCGATACGCTTATGTGGATGTATGGGCAGGGCTTTCCGAAAGGCAAGGGCCAGCTCAAGCCGGGGTACGAGCCGATCACGCTGGCGAGGAAGCCGGGCGGGAAGGTGCTACCGCTTGGGATTGATGCTACAAGAATCGGCTGGAATGGCCCAAAAGATGCGGCGGCGGCGGCGGCGGCGGCGGTTGGCTTCGCGAACTCAAGGGCCAACGGGACCAGTGCTCAATCGCAGTCGATCGGCAAGGAAAGCCGCGACGGGATCAACCGATACGAGCCGGACAAGATGGTCGGTCGCTGGCCCGCGAACGTCATCCTGAGCCATTCGCCCGAGTGCGAGTGCGTTGGGACGCGACGGGTGAAGGGGGCGAATCAGGGTGGGTACCCCGAAAATTGGAACGATGGCAGTGCGTCCTACGGCGGCGGCTTGAAGGCTAAAGCTGTCGCGATCAATCGGGCTGACCCCGACGGCCTCGAAACGGTCGAGTCCTGGCAATGCGTCGATGGCTGCCCCGTGGCCGAGCTGGACCGGCAGAGCGGGCAGAGCAAGAGCCCGCCAGTTGGTTCGATGGGCGGGGGAAGCAAGAGCAGAAAAGTGTTCGGTTTCATCGCCGGAGTGCCCAACGAAAACGGCTATGGCGACTCCGGCGGGGCAAGCCGGTTCTTCTACTGCGCGAAGGCGTCGCGGCGGGATCGGAACGAGGGATGCGAGGGGATGCCGGAGTCGGTTCAGCAGACGGTCGCGATGGGCGACCGGAAGCATGGAACGCTTCCCTACACGAACGACCTCCGCGAGATGAAGCCGGTTCCCCGCGCTAACCACCATCCCACCGTCAAGCCGACCGAACTCATGCGATGGCTGATCCGCCTCGTGGCGAAGCCGGGCGAGACGATCCTTGATCCGTTCGCAGGCTCGGGATCGACCCTCAAGTCCGCCGTGCTCGAAGGCGTCAACGCCATCGGCATCGAACGCGATGAAAGTTATCTCAAGATCGCCAAGGCCCGCATCCTCGCCGCAGAGACCGCGAAGGCCGCGTCGTGAGCGTCCGCACCGAGTGGCACGGGCCTCGCCGCAAGGCCGAGCTGACGGCCGCTCTGCATCGACGGCTCGCGGCGTGCGCGATCATCGTGGCCTCGCACGCGAAGCGGCTGGTCTCGACGGCTGGTACCGGCACGACCAAAGGCAAGGGCGGCAAGGAGAAGCGGGTCTACGGCGCGAAGCCGTCGCGACCGGGTGATCCGCCGAATAAACAGACCGGGCGACTCCGGGGATCGATCACCTGGGAGATGGTCGGCTCGGTCGCACGGGTCGGGACCAACCTGCTCTACGGTCGCTGGCTGGAGCACGGGACCGCACGGATGGCCGCGAGGCCGTGGCTCCGCCGAGCGCTCGCCGAGCGCCGAGCCCGAATCATCGCGATCCTCTCCCGGCCCCTCGACTGACACGGAGCCATCGGC